ACCTTAAAGCACAACCCGAAGATATTAAATCGTTTATTAAAGAAACAATTTCAACTAATGCTGTTCCTAAAGCAGTTGACCAAGTTGGTATTAGATTATTAAAATTTTGTCAGCTATACGATATGAAACGTATGATTGACAGCATCCAGCAGTATGCTGAACCATTTCAAGCGAGATATACAAAATGACAGAAATTCATGCCAAGCCCATTGTAGATGGTAAATTTTGGATTGTAGAACAAGACGGTGAAAAAATTGGTACCTTACATAAAAAAGAAAATAACAAATATATGTTGAGTAGCAAAGACGGTAGTAGTTTCTTTGGCAAAAAAGAAGAACTTATTAAAGCATTTGGTAAAGATTTTTTTAGTAATAAAATTAAAACTACGATTAGTCAAGATGATACAAAAGATGTACACGGTTACCCAACAAGCTGTAAACCATGTAATCCCATGTACAATGTACAAAAGAAATTGCCATTGTTTACAAAATCCGAAGCTAGTAAAAGTTTGTATTGCGCAGGTTATTACATTATTCGATTTGATAAAGGTTGGGTTAAAAGTTTCTGTCCTAAATTAATTACAATCGAACGATACGAAAATCGCGGTCCGTTTAAAACTGAATTTGAAATGAAACAGGTATTGAGCAATGTCAAATCCAATTAATACATTACCTATTCAGCAGTTTATCCAACAGGTAAAAAGTGCTGAATTGTCACAACAAAAAGAAGTAAAAATAGACATTAAGTCAGCGAAGATGCTGGCTTTTAGTCTAGGTGAAATAACTGCCAAATTATTAGAAGATCAAGACGAACTGTTAAGTAAATTAGCACAATCGCAAGGTAGCGAAGTAACTGTTAAAATGGATGGCGGCGGGTTTTCTACTAATTGAATGATAAATATATGCGTATATATTAAGGACGCATATATGAGTAGACCAAAACCAAAGGTACTTCTAGAATACACAAATAAAAAGAACTATAAAACTGAACAAGTTTTAGAGTCTGATGCTATTTGGGCAGTATTTTACAAGAACGAACCTTTCAATTTAAAGAGCTTTAACAGCCTTACTTCTTATCCGGGTCCTAAGTATAAAAAAGTATCATTTAGCAACCCTGGACATGCTATTAATCTAGCAAAAAAACTAAATCAGACATTCGATTGTGGCGATTTTCAAGTGGTGAAATTAACTGCTGGAGAAATTGTTAAATGAATTCCTACAACGATTTTCGTTCTACTATAAATTCTTGTAATCCAAGTAACACAGAAAGTTTTTTGTGTGCTACAGATGATCCTAAATTTTGGAGGAAAATTGATCCAGCGGTGCATCCGTATATAGCTACTGAAAGAACAAAGCAATATAGTTACAAGTACAATTCGCATGGTTTCAGATGTGATGAATTTTCAAGTTTAAGCGAGTTTCCAATATTGTTTCTAGGATGTAGTATGACTAGCGGCGTGAGTTTAGAACTTCAATACACATGGCCACAACTTTTAATAGACAATATTAGAAAACATACTAACAAAACTATACCTGTGTGGAATTTAGCAGTACCCGGATCAAGTATAGATAGACAGGCACTACTATTAGAAAAGTATATTCACAAACTCCGTCCGAAATTGATATTCTTTTTAATACCAAGTATGTACAGACGATTACTGGTTATTAAAGACGAAGTTGTAGACTACTTACCAGGGCGACAAGGAGCTCATTGGAGACCGCCTGAACTGGATAGAAGGTTAGAAAAAATGGATTTAGTCTGTATGGACGAGAGCTACGCTGCTTTTGAAAGTTATAAAAATTTAATGATAATTAACAGTCTTGCTAGTACTCATAATTCAAAAATATATTTCAGTCCTGGATTTGAGGGCACTATCGACGGTGACATAGTAGCAAAACTTTGTGATCAACTGTCATGTTTCAATAATTTAGATATTAGCTTTCAAGCTATAGATACAGCAAGGGACAATTGGCACCCCGGCCCGATCACACACCAACAGTTCGCAAATTCAATTTTTGAAAAAATAAAAGATCAACTATGATTAGTCGGGAACTTTACACCAGAATTTTTCTTAAATCGTTGGAACGTAGTACAGACGAAGCCAATGTCAAACTACATTTACACAAATGGTGGCAAAGTAAACGCACTAAGGAATCCGGAGGACTGCGTCTAAGTCTAGAAGGATACGAATGTTTGATTGGCGAACTTAAATTGGAAGAATTTGAAGTTCCGTTTACAGATAAAATTGAACTTAGTCCCCAAACAATTATATTCTTTGACAACTATTTGGACTGCCCTTATTTCTTAACAGGGCAAAGTTTAACCGTTTTTTCGGAAAAAAAGGCGTTTGAGCTGTACATGTTTTCAGACGATATCCGAAAATACGGGCTTGTCAAAGCTATGAATGCTCGAAAAAAGGATGCTCAAAACGAAGAAAAAGGTTAAAAAACCGTTGACGTAGGCACAAATATCGCTTATAATAGTCACATAGACACTTAGTTCTACAACGTTTTTTAACCCTGGAGATGATATGAGCGAGATTGTTTCACGCACCGTTGGCCCTAAAGCCGCTAAAAAGTCCCTTCGTCGTGCTTTCAAGGCACAACGTCCCGTGTTCCTCTGGGGTCCTCCCGGAATTGGTAAGTCAGATATTGTTAAACAGCTGGGCGAAGAACTCGAAGCTCATGTTATCGACATTCGTTTGAGCTTGTGGGAACCTACCGACATTAAAGGTATCCCGTATTTTGATGCTAATACTAGCCGCATGGCGTGGGCTCCTCCTATCGAGTTGCCTGATGAAGTGGCAGCTTCTAAACATAAAAACATCATCCTGTTCATGGACGAAATGAACAGTGCGGCACCTGCTGTACAGGCAGCGGCTTATCAATTGGTGTTGAACCGTCGTGTCGGTACTTACAAATTGCCGGATAATGTGTTCATTGTTGCCGCAGGTAACCGCGAAGCAGACAAAGGTGTTACATATCGTATGCCTGCGCCATTGGCTAACCGTTTCGTTCACATGGAAATGCGAGTCGATTGGGATGACTACTTTGCTTGGGCTACTGAAAACCGAGTTCACAAAGACGTTGTGGGCTTCTTGACCTTTAGCAAGAAGGATCTTTATGACTTTGATCCAAAGTCTAGCTCAAAGGCGTTTGCTACTCCACGTAGCTGGGCATTCGTTTCCGAACTGTTGTTCGACGACGACGAAGACGAAAACACTTTGACTGATTTGGTGTCGGGTGCGGTTGGTGAAGGTCTTGCTATTAAGTTCATGGCGCATCGTAAGATTGCCTCTAAACTGCCTAACCCTACAGACATCCTCAAGGGCAAGGTTAAGAAAATGGATACTAAAGAAATTAGTGCCATGTACTCTTTGACTGTGTCATTGTGCTACGAGTTGAAAGATGCGTCTGACAAAAACGACAAGGAATTTAACGATAAAGTTAACTGCTTCTTCCAGTTTATGATGGATAATTTCGAAACTGAATTGGTTGTTATGGGTACCAAACTTGCGTTGACACAATATCAACTGCCTTTGGATCCGGATGAAATCAAGTGTTTCGACGACTTCCATGCTAAGTTTGGTAAGTACATTGCGGCCGCTACAGACAAGCGTTGATTTGTAGCCAAAAGTAATTGACACCGCCTTCGGGCGGTGTTATAATATATACTATAGCAAATAATAGGAGCATGTATGTCGCATCATTTGGACCCGATTGTAGATAAGATTATTGTAGCACGAATCGGCTTGCTACTTCGCCATCCGTTCTTTGGCAACATGGCAACACGATTGAAAATTGTCGATGCTAGCGAATGGTGTAATACTGCGGCTACTGATGGACGTCACTTGTACTACAGCCGTCCGTTCTTTGAGAAACTTACACCTAAAGAAGTTGAATTTGTTGTAGCACACGAAATTCTACACAATGTATTTGACCATATTGCTCGTACAGAAGGCAGAGACCGTAGTATCTGGAACGCCGCAATCGACTATTGTGTAAACGGACAATTGGTTCGAGACCGTATCGGAGATCAACCAAAAGGTATTAAAATCTTCCACGATCCTAAGCATTACGGTAAGAGTGCTGAACAAGTCTACGACGAAATTTACGAAGACATGGATGAACAAAGTTTGTCCGCTTTGGGTCAGTTACTTGACGAGCACATCGATTGGCAAAAAGGCGATGGCGATGGTAGTGGTGACCAACCCGGCTCAGGCAAAGGTCGTCCACAATATAGTAAGGAAGAATTGAAAAAGATTCGTGACGAGATTCGCGAAGCGACTATTACTGCGGCACAGGCAGCTGGCGCTGGTAATACTCCTGCGGAAATTGAACGTATGATCCGAGAATTGACTGAGCCTAAGATGAACTGGCGTCAAATTTTGCGTCAGCAAATTCAAAGCACAATCAAGCATGACTACACTTTTAGTCGTCCGAGTCGTAAGGCATGGCACACCGGCGCGATTCTTCCAGGTATGAATTTTGACGAGACCATTGACATTTGTATCTCTATTGATATGAGTGGTTCTATTAGCGATGCTCAAGCAAAAGATTTCTTAACTGAGATTAAGGGCATTATGGACGAGTACAAAGACTACAATATCAAAGTGTGGTGTTTCGATACAAAGGTCTATAACGAGCAAGACTTTGACGGCTATAGCGGTAACGACATTACCGAGTATCAACCTATGGGCGGTGGTGGTACTGACTTTATGGCTAACTGGGAATATATGAAGCAACATGATATTAACCCTAAAAAATTTATTATGTTCACAGACGGTTATCCTTGGGATTCATGGGGTGATGAGAACTACTGCGATACAGTATTCATTATCCACGGCACTACTAGCATTGTTCCGCCTTGGGGCGCTCATGCTTATTACGAAGAAGAAGCACGTAGTTAATGGCTTTAAAAAACGGTAAAATAAATCCGCTTAATGCGCTGGATTTGAGAAAAGTCTCTTTTCCAGCGCATCATTTTCACTATACAGATTTACCTAAGTACAATCCTGTATTGTCTAATCACATAGATCGATGGATTTATGCTAATCTTAATAGTCGATACTATGTAGGGCAATACATAGGCATTATCGACAATACTATAATTTACACCACACGTATAGGCTTTGAATCTGAAAAAGAGCTTAGTTTTTTCAGACTTGCGTGTCCACATTTAGCCTAAGAGATAAATTATAAGCATATATAAATTTGAAGGAGTTTATATGACCGAAGAAACAAATAAACAAGAGGCTCCGCAACAGGATCCTGCTCAACTAACACTTACTGATTTAGCCGCAATGAAAAGTATTATCGATATCGCAAGTGCTAGAGGCACTTTTAAACCGAACGAAATGATGGTAGTTGGACAAACGTATAATAAACTAACAACCTTTTTAGAAGGTGTTAAACAAAACCAAGGAGAAACAAAATGACCGAACAAGTCGTAACAGAACAAAATGGTGTCGAAACGCCAGCAGAAACCGCACCCGCTACAGCACCAGATCTTAATATTAATGATTTGATTGCTATGCGTAATGTAATCGATGTAGTAACCAAGCGTGGTGCTTTCCAAGCTAACGAACTATCTAGTGTAGGACAGTTATTTGACAAATTAAATGCTTTCCTAGATGCGGCGCAAAAAGCACAACCCACAGCGCCAGCTCAAGGAGAATAATATGGATATCAAACACGTAGGCCGAATGAAAAAAACTGGCCGTAAAGTATTAGTGGCATACAGAACGTTACCTGGTGATTCATACAGTTGTCTAATTATCCCAACAGAAAATTTACCAGATAGTTATCACGATGCGTTGATTCAGCTTGTGGAGAATAATTCGGCACAAGAAGCATTTGAATTTTCTGATGTTCTAGCTCGAGCTAAGTTTCCAGACGGTAGTACAATGTTACCCAGCTTACATACCAAAGGTATGTTAACAAAAGTATCTACTAGTGAAGTCGAAATGATTCCTAATTTTCAAACACGCATTAGTCTCGATGAACTTAATCAGTTGATCGCAGAACAACGTGGGATTGCTGTAGATGACTTGGCTGTTAAAGAAGAAATAAAAGTTCCATCTAACGTTGAAGTTGTTGATGTTGCTACTGTTAAAGACATTAGCCCTTCGGCAAAAACTACATCGCAAAGTGTAAACGAAGATATCCAGCCTATGGTAGAAAACTTGTCGCCTGAAGATCAAGCAAAGCGTTTCCGCAGTGATGCGGACCGTTTAGCTAAACAAGCGGCAGCATTGCGTCGTCAAGCTGAAGAACTCGCACCTACGAAGAAAGCAAAGTGACACGTGGGAAGACACTTCCCAAAGATGTTATAGATCGCTGGCCTGAAGTATTCGGAGAGATAACACTTAATGTTGTTCCTCTTCGATATCTTCATGCGGTTACAATTACATTTAAGAATAAAAAGATTTGGGAAATAGAATTAGAAAATGATCTTAATGAAAGAAGTTGGGATAATTTTGAACGACAGATGAAAGAGATTGTATCAGAATATGAGGATACTATCGAAAATGTCGATTTTAAATTAGACACTAATCGAATTAAAAAAGATATAACCAAACACACCGACAAATTTTTAAATAACAAGAAATTAAAATGAAAGTTAAATTAGTATCATATAGCCAACCAACAGAAGAATTCCGTCAACAAAATATTGAAGACGCATTAGATCTTGTTGCTTATTGTGCTAGAGTCAGTAATCCTGCTAACCAATTTAACACCGAGACAAGTGAAAAATTAATCAAATACTTGATTAAACACCAGCACTGGAGTCCACTTGAAATGGTTTCAGCTTGTTTAGAAATTGAAACGACGCGAGATATTGCTCGACAAATCTTGCGTCATCGTAGTTTTAGCTTTCAAGAATTTAGTCAGCGTTATGCTGACCCTACTGCAGAACTAGACGAAGCATTTGTATTGCGTGAAGCTCGTTTTCAAGATACAAAGAATAGACAGAATAGTGTAGAAGCAGATATGTCCGATGAAGCACAAAAACTAATTGCCTTCGAATGGGAACGTGCTCAGAAGCGAGTGCTCTTTTCAGTTAAGCAAGAGTATGCGTGGGCTATCAAAAACGGCATTGCTAAAGAACAAGCTAGAGCAGTGCTACCCGAAGGACTTACTATCAGTCGAATGTATATGAATGGTACATTGCGAAGCTGGATCCACTACATTGATTTGCGTAGCAATAACGGTACGCAAAAAGAACATATGGAAATTGCCAAGGCGTGCGCTCGTGTAATTACTGAAATTTTTCCCATGGCGAATACACTATAAATAGTGTATGAAAACAATTGTACTTGTAACAGGGGGTTTCGACCCCCTTCATTCTGGGCACATTGCTTACTTTGAAGCGGCCCGTAAACTAGGTGATATGCTAATCGTCGGCATTAATACAGACGATTGGCTAGTTCGTAAAAAAGGGCAATCCTTTATGGACGAATACGAACGTTGCCGCATCATCGAATCTCTTAAAGTTGTAGATAAAGTAGTTTGCTACCCTGACGCAGACGGTAGTAGTAAAAACACTATTACAGGTGTCAGAGCTATGTATC